TCACGTACAGCGTATCGGGCGGCAGCGCGCTTGCAAAGCTCAATGTCAGCGCCGAGGGTTATCTTTGGCTCGACGCCGTTCGTATCGACCGATTTTACGCCGACGTGGACAGTAAGGGCAAGGCGACGAGCGTCCGCTGCTATATTTCGGTTTACGAGGAAACGATTCCGAGCGGCGGCGCGAAGAATTGGTTTTTGGTCGAAGAGCGGTTTTTCAAGCAAGGGAAACCGTACGTGCGTTACGCCCTGCAACCGCTCGAAGGGCTTGTCAACTCCACCGATCTGCCGAACGGAAATCCCGTAGTATGGGAAGCCGTTCCCGAAAACGTGCGTAAGTCGTTTACCGAAAATTACGGAACGGTGCGATTGAACGAAGAAATTCCCTTGCCGTTCCACACGCTCGGGTGTTCGCTCGTCAAAAATACGCCTTCCTCGATCATTGTACCCGATACGCGGTTCGGCGATTCTTCTTTGCTCAATATTATTCCGGCGTTAATCGGAATCGATCAGGCGTTTACCAACATGATCAACGATCAGTATATCGGTGCGGGTTGGGTTTACACGCCCGCAAACGTGGGGCAAGCGCTTATGGGCGACGGACTCGATAAACGTATCCGATTAGTCCCGAACGTGGACGGCTCAACCTCGCAAAAGGCAGAGGCGGTGCAATTCAGTTTAAGGGTCGCCGAGTGGGAGCAGGCGCGGGATATGTATTTGCGCATGATCGCAAGCGCCGTGGGTGTTTCCGCCAACACGCTTTCCTCGCACCTTGCGAGCGATGCGGCGAACAAAACGGTTGCCGAAATCGCAAGCGAGAACAACAAGACGACGAATATGGTCGAGAATAAGCGCGCGCTTATCTCGCAGGGGTTGGAACCGATCTTCGACGAAATAACGCGGTTTTTGGGCTTGAACGGATCCGTAAAGATTCGTTGGAGCAAGAGCGGACTTACGAATATGCGCAATCTTGTGGAGCTTGTTACGATGCAGTACCGCGAGGGATTGCTGAGCCTGGAAGAGGCGGTGAAGGATCTGCACCCCGATTGGAACGAGGAACAGATCGCAAGCGAGGTCGGGCGGTTGAAAGCGGCAAAACAGGAAGAACGTTCGGAAAGTCTGTTTGATGAAAAAGATTACTTCGGGGATCAGGGCAACGTTTGACAAAAACACATACAGGTGATACAATGAAATAGGACGAGAGCAAACATCCGCGCGATCGGTCGGGAAAGTTTACCGACGGCACGACGGATTATAAATATCCGCAGTATCTTGCACGAGTGAACGGACATGAGGGACGCGAAAAGAACGGAACCGAGCTTTCGCCGCAGGAATACGGCGCTCTCCGTGCGGAAGTGATGCGTAAAAACATTGCTCAGAGGGGAAAAGTAAAACCGACGAATTTTGCTTTTACGTCGAATTATTTTTATATTTATTCGACAACGGGCGACGATGATTTTTCGGTATTGAATGTCTATGACATCGAGCGAGATGGATACAAAATAGAAAACTATTTGAAATTATTCGGAGAATAATATGAAAGGACGCAGAAATATAGGCGAAAAGGAAAAAGAGTTATTGCCGTATATCGTGGATTATGTGAAACGAAAAGGAATTGACAAACAAGACGGTTTGGCGATTGCTTTGATGTGCGATAATGACGAAAAGTCCGAACAAATGATAAGGTTTTTGAAAGAAAATCCCGACATCGATTTTAACGAATTGTTTGATAAAACTGTTGAAATATGTCAGATAAAATAGAAACATGATTCGACATTGAAAAAGACAGAGAAGAAATTTATTATTGGATTACACGCTTTGAGGGTAAACATGTTTAGACCTACTGACAATCAAGAAAAGTTGGCGGAATACCTAAAAGAAAAAGATTTTGAAACCGGTTTTAAGTTAGGAATATGTTTATGCTGCAAAACCGATGAAAAAGCAAAAGAAATGCTTAAATTTTGTGAAGACAATCCCGATCTTGAAGATTACGAGTTACTGCAAAAAGCGGTAGAAATCTCAAATTCGATTTAACAGACATTAAGGAATAGCCGCGGGGAACCGCGGTTTTTTCATGCAAAAAATCCGAGGTGTGATTTGAAAAATTATCCATATATCCCCGATCCGCTGAACGGGCAGGCAAGCGCGCTTGTCGACGCGCAGACGGATATAAAAACGGCGATCAAACAGGGCGTGCTTTCGGGCGCGCCTTCTTCCGTCGTGCGGGAACGGGTTCAAAAAATTATCAATGCGGCGCTTGCCCGGATACGGTCGCCAACGCTTTTAGAGGACGCTCGTAAATCGCTCATGCGCTTCGCAGACGGCGCGTACAGGCGTTTCAAAAGCTCGCTCGGCGCGATCCCTGCAAGGTCGCTTCCTGCCGTTTTGCTGCTTATGAGAGCGGTTACGGAAAGCGGAAGGGCGGTAGGGGTGAAACAAATGTTTTATCGGGAATACGCCAACGGGATTCCGTTGCAGGAATTTCATAAAACGTATATCGACCGCGTATCGAATTCGCTCGAAGAGCTTGCGGAAGAAAACGCGCTCGATCCGAACGATTTTACGGGGCGGAATAGCTTGCGTAACCTTGCCGAAATGCAGGTGCGTTACGAACGGCATTTGAGCGAGATCGCCGAGCTGAAAAGCAAAGGCGTGCGACTTGTCGTGTGCAGCGTGCACGGCGACTGCTCCGACCGCTGCTCACGTTGGCAGGGGCGGGTATACTCGCTCGACGGTACGTACGGCGTGACGGCGGACGGACGGCATTACGTGCCGCTCGAAGTCGCCACCGACGTTTATTACACCACGAAAGCGGGACGGACCTACAAGAACGGCTTGCTCGGGTTCAACTGCCGACATAAGCTTTCGGAATATCAGCCCAACATGGCGATTCCGACCGTTTCCAAAGCCGAGCAACAGCGCGAGTACGCGATCACGAAAAAGCAGCGTGCCATGGAACGCAGCGTTATCGCGGCGCGGGAAAAGGCGCTTATGCAAAAGGACGCAAACGTTGCGGAATACCGCAAATGGCGCAGGATTGCCATCGAGCGGAACAAAGCGTATAAACAGTTCAGCAAAGAACACGGTCGGGCATTCTATCTCGACCGTGTTCGGATTTTGTGAAGGGGTGTAACATGAGTTTTTGGGACAAGTTCAAAAAAATTAAAAAGGAGGAAACAACTATGACCGAAGACGAAAAGCAGGAAAAAAAGGCAAAAGAGGACGTCGCCGAGAACGGAAAGGATACGCAGACCGAAAAGGATCGCGTAGACGAAAGCGTCGGCGAACAGGAAAAGCGCGACGGAGACGAGAATTCTCAAAGCGCAAAGGACCGCGTGGACGAATCGGAAGGATCAAAGAAAGCCGACGGGGAACGCGAGGAGAAAGAAGAAAAGGCGCCCGCCTGGGCGGATAAGATGATCGCCGCGCTCGGCGAAATCGTCGCTCTTCTCAAAAAAGACGGGGAAGGGGAAAAGGAACCCGACCTCGGCGTCGGACTTACGCAGGACGAGAGAGCAAGAACGGAAGGGGGGAATCCCCGTTCGCCTTATCTCGATCGGTACAAAGGCTAAAAAATTAAAACATAAGGAGTAAAAAATTATGCCTACTATCAATCCCAACGGCGTTGCAACGATCAACGTTGCCGCCAATCAGAACACTATCGACGGCGTTAATTACGCCATCGAAATGTCGAAAACGCTTGCGGATAACGTATTCGTCAAGCTGCGCACCCGCGTGGGGCTCGGCGTAACGGGGCGTTACGTTGAAAACGGCGCGGACAAAGGCGTCGTCCTTATCAACCGCGTCAAGCGTGCGGGCGGGAAACCGCGTACGATGCAGTCGGGCGGTCTTTCCGCCAACGCCGGCACGACGGGCAACAACGGGCTTATGAACGCCAAACCCGCCGCGCAGGTGGCGACCGATCAGTATGCTATGCCGCTTTTTCATAAATACGACGAACGGTTTTATATCCCGCGTACGGCGGCGCGTAACCTGCCCGTCGATCTCGCAAACGCCACCGTCTTCAACGTGTCGGGCGAAATTCAGGAGTACATTGACTCCTCGACGATCGCAACCTATGCGGCAGCGGCTTGCCGTTACGGCAGCGGTCTTGCGACGGCAAACGCGAATATGGTCAAAATCGGCACGGGGACCAAGAAGTATTACACGGCGGTGAAGGACGCGCTCAAAGTGCTTGCGAAGGGCGATATCGCCAACGGTATCGCGGCGTATACGCCGAGCGCGATTATCGCGCGGTACGACTTCGCGCTCGATCTGCTTTCGGACGAAGGCGTGCTTGCGGGCGGCTCGAATTTTGCGCAGTCCATGATCGCAAAGGGGGCGCTTTCGCCCGAAGAGGCGTATATGCAGTACGGCGAAGGTACGATGGGTATGATCAACGGCGTTCCCGTCATTGCCGTACCCGATTACGTGTTTGTCGATCTTGCGGCGGAATGGCTCGCCGATAACGGCAACGTCAAGAACGACGCGGCGGCAAACCTTGCCTTTCTTACGAGCGTGCAGGCGTTCGTCGTATCGGACATCGCTACCTCGCGCGGTATCGCGGACAACTACCTGCGCGTGGAGCAGTCCACTGAGGCGAACAAGACCAACGTGCTGCCAGATTGGCAGTGGGGCGTCGAGGCGCTCTACGGTAGCGGTATCGTGCCGATCGTGAACGCGACGACGATCACCAACCCGTACGACGCGACGACCAACACCATGACCGTGATCGGTTCGGGCAAAATCACGCTCCCGAACGGCGATTAAACTGCTTTCTAAGGGGTTTGGGCATATCAAGCCCCTTTCCATCTTGACAAAAAAGAAATCAGGTGATAGAATGGAATGGGACGAGAGCAAACATCCGCGCGATCGGTCGGGGAAATTTACTGACGGCACGGACTATAAATATCCGCAATACCTTGCACGCATGAACGGACATGAGGGGCGCGAAAAGAAGAAAAGCACGTTCCTTTTGGACAAAAAAGAATACGCCGAGTTGTGCAGCGCGGTGCGGACGAAATATGCGGATAAAGTACCGCGTGACG